GTCACACCATGAGCAGATGTGGCGCTCAGCGCTTGAGGGATCCAGTCGATTCCACCCGCTGTTCCTTGAGTGGTGGGAAGACGATAGTTGCCGGGAGATGGATGATTCGTTCACGCCCACATCGGCCGAACGTGACTACATGGCGCGACATGATGGTATGTCTCCGCACAACCTGGCATTTCGTCGGCGAGGACTGAACACAGAGTTTGTCGGTGACACACGTCTGTTCTCCTGCAAGTACCCATCAGATGCGTATGACGGATGGCTCGGAACAACTAACCCCGTCATGCCGGCAGAAATACTAAAGCCATGGCTGGAGAAAGCGAAGAAAGATCCCGACGTCGGCGCATATGCCTGCCATGAGTTTGAACCACCGAAGCCAGGACACCAGTACCTCATCACCGCTGACCCCGCAGGATTCGGTAGTACCGGTGACAAGTCGGCACTTACTGTGTGGGACGCAACCGACTGGAAAGAGATTGCGTTCTGGGAAGATCGTGAGACTCCTGACCGGTTTGCGCATAGGCTCCAGGTAGTGCAGAAACGGTACCTGGGTGCGTTACTCGCAGTCGAGTCAAACGCAACAGCATGTATCGCGATCCTAAAAGACCAAGAAACTAGGAACTTGCTCTGGACTGACCGGAATCACCCCGGCTGGTACGCAACGAATAAAAGGCTGCAAGAGTCTGAAGCCCGACTGGTCCAGATGCTAAGGCAAGAAGACCTTTCCATCCGAAGTCGTGGTATGCTCCACCAACTACTTAACTACGACGGCACACGGAAGAAGCGCATCCGAGGGGAAGATGGAACGATTCACCACTTCGACCGCGCACGAACAGCCGTTATGGCAGCAGACATCCTGTCAAGAAGACACTTTACTCAGGGCGCAGCAGAAGTAAAATCGGATTACATGCCAGGACAAGTTACAATTAAGCAGCTTGACATTATTAAGTCTCATAAGAGACGTGAAGCACGATCACCGTTTAGACCAGCCTCAAACATTTGGAAGTAAAAAATGTCCGTAAGTGAATATGTAAAAAAACTGGCCAAAGCCAAGAAAGACGCAAAGAACAGCGACAACGAAACTAAGGCGGCCGTCCATAGCATGACCGACAAAGAGAAGGCGGCGGCGCTGAAGAAGAAGCAGCGTACGATGAAGAATATGAATGATACGATGAAGAAGCGTAAGCCTAAGTCAGGTGAGCAGGAGAACCGGAAAATGGAGAAGCCCAAAACCCTGAGCCCAGGGGATTTCCCTCCGCTTAAGGCGTCGGCGTAAATAGATATGCCGTCCAAGCTGTCAAAACTGATCGACCGTCATCTGAACTATTACAAGCGTTCAGAGAAGAAAGACTTCGATAAAGCACGTCGGTTCTACCGAGGTAACTTCTTTACCTCCAGTGATTCCGATATCTCCGGCATGAGTTCGCACTCATACCTGTGCTCGAAGAACATCATCTACGCAATCGCCGATACGGCCGTCAGTGCCTTGCTTGGACCCAACCCATCTGTGGGCGCAATCGCACGTACTCCTCGATCTCAAGATGCGGCACCGTCCGTTACAGGGCTCGTCGAGTATGTCTTCGATGCCAATAAGTTTCGCCGTAAAGCAGCTACAACACTGATCGACGCTGTTTTGTGTAAGCGCGGAATCTTTAAGACTGGATGGGACGCGAAGAAGGACATTCCAATTGTCCGCGCAATCAACCCATCCAGCATCTTCTTCGACCTTACTGTGCGTGACGCAGACGATATCCGATATTGGATTGAAGCTACCGTTATCTCATATGATGAGTTCAAGGCTCGTGTTAAGTCGGGTCAGTATAAAGCGGCACTCGTCAAGGAAGTAACGCCTGACCGGTACCCTAAGTGGCTCCTGGACGAGAACCAGAAGAGCACCACGGACACCGTCCGCGACGCGTTTCAATGGGTCACAATATACGAGTACTACGACCGCGAACGCGGCCTAATGCAGCACTACATTAAGCAAGCTGATGCCGTCGTATTCGAAGACAAGATCGACTACATCCCATACAGTATGTACTCACTCAACCAATCCGGCATTGATTGCCTGGGCCTGAGTGAAGTTCAGCTTGTTCTGAAGCAGCAAGAAACAATCAATGATCTACTCACACACATGAAGCAGATCACGTATCTTCAGATACCCCGCGTCATGTATGACTCCGGTCGCGTAACTGAAGAGGACTTGAACAAGGCCGTAGACTCGTCGGCAGGCTCTTTTGTCGGAATCAACCCGTCTAACAGTGAAGCTCTTCGTAGCCTGGCAACTCTGTTCTATGAGATGCCAATTCCTGATAGCCCCACAGGTGTGAAGGAGTTCATCGCACGACAAGAAGATGACGCAGCCTTTATCTCTGCTCTGGCAGAAGCTGCTCGCGGCCAAGTCGCAGGCGCCCGAACAGCAACTGAGATGGCTATTATTGACGCTCAGCTTCGAACACGGCTGGCGACTCGCGAGGGACATCTAAACGATGCCATCGAAGACGTAGCTCACAAGGTGTTCTACCTCTGCAAGAAGTACATGAAGACAAACAGGCTCATCCGTGTATCCGGGTCAACCAAGTGGGCCGAACTTAGTCACAAGGACCTGGTCGATATCGAAGTAGACTTCTCTATGGTGAGCTACAACCCGATCAGACGTAACCCAGGCATGATGGCCGAGACCATGATTCAGATGTTGCCCTTCTTGTCTCAGAACGAAAACGTCAACATACGCAGGCTGACAGAAGAGATTCTCACTAACCTGGGACTCCCCAGCAGAATCTTGATTCCGGAAGAAGATATCATAGCCGCACAAGAACAGGCCGCAGCACAACAGCAAGCAATGATACAGGCAGAGCAAACCGCTAAGCTCGGCGGTGCTGCAGCCGGTAGACCTGCAATGGAAGCACAGCAAGCCGCACAGGTTCAGCAACTAATGCAAACACTACCACCAGAAGATGCGCTCGCGTTAGCCGAGGAACTCGGAGCACCCGTACCCTCAGGAGAGGTCGCGACTGAAGACGTCCTCCCAGGCGGGGGCGGCGCACCCATACGTGGTGAGGCATAGGAGTGTACCGTGGCACTGTCGAAAAGAGATAAGCTGAGAAAGGCTGCGCTGCTTAAGAAACACAACTTAAAAGGCGTAAACATACCTAAGCGCACGCCAGACCACCCAAAGAAAAGCCACATCGTATTGGCCCAAGAGGGTAGTCAGTTAAAGTTGATTCGCTTCGGGGAGCAGGGCGCGAGCACCGCCGGTAAGCCTAAGTCAGGTGAGTCGGATCGAATGAAGGCTAAGAGAAAGAGCTTCAAGTCCCGTCATCAGAAGAATATTGCTAAGGGTAAAATGAGCGCAGCCTACTGGGCTGATAAGGCGAAATGGTAATGGCTGAATACGACGACATGATGGGCGCTATGAAGCGTGACGCGGAGAAGTCTGAGTCATGCCCAACGGCAACACAAGACGTAGAAATAAACTTAGAGAACCGCCAGAACGCGCTGGATACCAAAGAGTATGGACCAGCTAATCCAGGACTGGACGCTGAAGGCGGCAATCAAGAGTTCTGGCAACGTTACGCAGATCGCTTCAACGACACGATCGAAAACGTAATGACCATGCGATGCGGAAACTGCAGCTTCTTCGATACATCAGAAGAAATGCAAGAATGTATCGCTACCGGTATCGGAGATGAGGGTGACCCCGAGTCTGCTGTGGATGCAGGAGAACTTGGATACTGCTCGGCACTCGACTTTAAGTGTGCCTCACAACGCGTCTGCATTATCTGGGCCGGACGGAAAGATGGATGACAAAAGATCCACGAAGCGGAAGAAGCTGCGCAAGGCCGTAAAGGGACGCAAGAAGAGCAAGAGCCGCGTCAACGAAGCGGGCAACTACACCAAGCCAGGTCTACGTAAAAGATTGTTTAAGAAGATTTTGGCCGGCAGTAAGGGTGGTAAAGCCGGTCAGTGGTCCGCGCGAAAGGCTCAGATGCTGGCTAAGCAGTACAAGGCAGCCGGCGGAGGGTATACAAACTGATGGGACTTAAAAAACCTCAGAAGTCGTTAAACACTTGGACGCGTCAAGAATGGCGAACCAAGTCGGGTAAGCCCAGCGTTCAAGGGCCTGACGCGACGGGTGAGGTGTATCTTCCAGAGAAAGCCATTGCGGCACTAGAATCATCCAGGGAAGGCAGAAAGACGCTTGCTAAGGCAGACGCTAAAAAAGCTGACGACACCGCAAAAGGCGAACAAGTTTCAAGAACGGGAATCCACAAAGGCAAAAAAAGGTCCGGTACAGCATGAACGGAAACAAGACACCCGAAGACGTCAAGACCGAGATGAGGAGAAAAGAACCTCAAGCGGGTGACGCGTCGACAGAACTGATCGAGTTACTCGAGCAACAAGCGGAAGCCGCTGGCGTATACAAGAAGGGATACGCAAAGCCCCTACGCGTAGACAGTCCCGCCGGGATTGATTTAGATGTTGACCTTGACCCAGAAGAGGGTGGCCGCACTACGGGGTCACTTAAGGGCTTTGACCAGGATATTAGATCAGACGAAGACACACTTCACATGGACTTAATGAGAACGTTCGATAAGCGGGGCCGCGACAGTAAAAGAATATACGAGGCGACAAAGGCGCGGCGAGAAGCGAGAAAGGCAAGAACGACAAGCGGTCGTTCCGGCCCTGGTACGGGCCCCGTAGATCCACCAAAAAGATCGGGCCTTACTGAGACCAACACAACTATTTATAAGAAACACCTACCAGAACACCTGCACGATGATCCTGACGCATTAGACGCGGCGGCGAAAAACGCAGCAAAGAAAAACTGGGAAGATAAGTTCTCTCGCCACGACCCCGTCACAAATGAGAAGTTCACCCTCGATGGAAAGGAATACGACAAAGTGACCTACCCCGGTGGCGAGGTATTCATAATAGGTGACGGCGAGGTTTATCGCGGCGAAGACACAGCAGCGTCCGACATACTCTTCGACTATGACGCGATCAAAAATATTCCAGGCGCAGGCTCGGCTCTGGTTACACCCGATATAGCGCTGGAAACCTTTCCCAAACATGAACCTAAAAAACTATCACCTGAGATGAAGAACGGATTCAAGCATTTCAGAACGTTAGCGCTTCAGGCCATAGAGGATGGATCATGAGTCTAATAATGAACAACGTAGAGTGTACGGGTTGCGACTTCTTCGAAGAAGAGGCGATCTACCGTAGAGCCGATGGACCAGACAATTGCCCCGAGTGCGGAAGCAAACGGAAGATGAGCTTCGTCGGACTCCGCTACGCTATCCATGGTCAAGGACCAGGATCATTCGCCGCAGTCGACTTCGGTGTTCTCGGTAAAGCCGAGACTAAAGAAGACTACGATCGATGTATTGCAACTATTGAGAAGCGGTTCCCCGGCAAGAGAGTCAACATCCAAGAAGAGAACGACGCGCAAAAAGCGGACCGGATCGAGACCATCCGGCACAATAGCTGGAAAAGGAAACAAGCCCGTGGATGCGACGACCAGATGCTTAAAGAAGTCTCGACCTACCAGAAGGCAATGAAGGCCGAAGGTACCCCGGTTAAATCAAAGCAACCCGCACCAGCAAAGGCGAAGTAATGCCCGACCCAACAAAGAGAAACTTGCTGTCTGACATCGAACTTGTCGAGTACGCGCAGAAGCAAGCCTCGATGAACGAACGATCTCTCAGAAAGGTCAAAGAAGACCTTCGGCGAGATGGCCTGGTCTACGAAGACCGCAACTCCGGTGAGCGTAGAACGCTACCGAATAAGTTTGTTCGGGCTATCGGAGAGCACGCCACATTTGAGCTAATCGACCCAGACCTTGAAATGTCTGACACGAATCGAGTAAATTAGTTACACCACACTGGTACACCACCAGACTTCAGGAGTCTTCATGCCTACCGACCCGAAAACTGGCGAGCGCCTTCCTAACCCCGGAGAACCCGGAGCAGAAGCAGGAGCCCCTCAATCACCTGATATGATGGCAAAAAGTGCCGGAGGCGAAGACCCCATCCGGGACGCAACAAACCTAATCGCAGATATAGACAAAGAAATCGCTGAGCGGGAAGGCAAGGAAGCCCCCCAAGGCGAAGGCGAGATGAAGGCTGAAGGGGGTGCAGAAGACCTCAAGCCCCTCGAGGAAACTCTCGGCATTACGCCTGACCGGGCTAAGATGCTTTTTGACGCGGCCCAGGAGCTTGCAAAGACTCAAGGCAAGAGCCCGCAAGAGCTTGCCGACATGATCGCAAAGGACTTTGAAGTCCTCATGCAGCTTGAGATGGTTGCCGCACGCGGCAAGGATGCTCAACCAGAAGAAGCGCAGGCAATGCCTGAGCAACCAGCAGAAATGATGCCAGGCGCTGAGCCTGCAATGACACCACAAGGGGGAATGTAAACTCATGCTCGACGAAGATAACGAAACCGTAGATGAGGCAGTAGCGACCGATACAGACGCAGCACAAGAAAGTAGCGTCGAGGCCGTTGCCGATACTCCGGAACCGATGGAAGCAGCCGATGTCACACCAGTTGACGCCGAAGAAACTATCGACGTACCCGACGTACTTGACTGGAACGGAGAGATGGAAGCTCTCCGGGAAGCTGACTGGGTACAAAACCTCGATCCAGGAATGCGGCGCGCCGTGTTGGATGGGATCGAAGGTAAGTACCAGAACTGGCAGCGCGGATACACGAACAAGTACCAAGACCTGGCCAGACAAAGACGCAGCGCCGAAGATCTTATGAAGGAAGTTCGGGAGCAGGAAGTTAAAGTACAGCGTTGGCTGCACGGCGATGTCGACCCTAT